TGTTTATTTAATAATATACCACGTTCAAAATCATCAAATTCATTTGTACCAAAATCCTCTATTTCTGGAACTTTTGGTCTTAATATCCATGCAAGAAATAATGTAACACCTAATCGAACTAAAGGATTTGCAAAAAAATTAACCACTGGCTTTGGAACAAATTTTTCAAAAAATTTTCCTATACCCATTATGCTCTACCCCATTTAATATCTTGAACTGTTTGTGATGAAAAATCCATACCAACATCTCCACTAAAAAATCTTTGTTGTGAAGTATTGTTTGTTTTACGTCCACTTTTTTTTTCAAAATCTGCCCAGTTTGAAACTATTTGAAGTCCTACCACACTACTTTTATCTGATTCTGAAATGTCAAAACTATCTATTTTTCCTCGATATAATAAAAATGGATCGGATATAAGTGCGTTAGAATCATCTAAAAAACCTCTAAATATATCAACACTATCGTTGACTACATTTTCATTCAAAACCACAGATATAAATGTTTGATCTGCACCAGATAAACTTAGACTTACACTTGATTTAGTTACATCTGTTTCTTCTGTATGGTTGGATATACCCAATATAAAATCACTTGCACTATAAGTGACCGATGATCCAGATACAGATGATGTTAATGGAAATGAACAATCAGTGATATTAACAGGAGTACCAAAACCAATAGTGATAAGATGTACTGGTCTAATATCATTTGTTGCTAGTTCTGTCTTTACTGCTGATGTCAGGCTTCTCGTCATATAACTCGTATGTTGTTCTTATTGTTCTTTCTGTACCTTTTAACATAACAAAACTAAAAGTTCCATCAGGAATACTATTACCTTTTAAATCATTTTTTATTGTGTCAATTTCGCTTTCATCAACCACTTTTTCTGCAATAAAATCTGCAGTAACCCAATGAGTTATAATATATTTTGCCATTTAGAGTGCTTCTTCAACATCAAACTCGTATTGATATAATACATCCCCATCTTTTGTAGTTCCTACTGCACCAAACTCTTGAACATCATTTTCAAGATGAACAGTAAAGGTAACATTGTTATAAGTTACAACACTATTGTCTGTTAGGTCAGATTGTAATGGTGGCTCGATTGTTACGGTAGATGCATTTGATGAACTTGTAACATCTTCAACAATCATATATACTTTAGTATGGGAGGCAAATTTAATTAAGTCTCCTGCTTTAAATCTGCCTGACCCATCCCCACCAAAGCCATCCATTGCTATTGTGGTATCTCCAGCTGAATGTGATCCGTTAATTAATACTGTTCCTGATTCACTACCTTTTGTACTACTTAAATCTG